TCACTCGAGCCCCGAGGCGCAGAGTTCGCCCTCGCCGATACGCGAGGCGTCGCCCATGCCGCGCCTGTTGGCGAGGCCGACCACCATGCGTCCGCCAGCCCGGTTGAACGCGGTAGCGGCCGTGCAGCTCTCCAGCCAGCGGCCGGCCCGGCCGAGCCGCGCCGCCGTCGACCGGCAGGCGGCGTCCACGCCGATGTTCCAGGCGAGCGAGGTCATCATCGCCCGCCACGACAGCGGGGCGGCCGGCCAGTTGGGCACGCAGGCGACGAGTTTCGACCGGTAGTCGCGGACGATGCGGCTGGCAAGGCGCCGGTCGCAGCCGGCGGCGGTTTCCACCATGCCGGGCCTGACGCCCTTGGTGTCGCCATCGCAGATGGTCCACACCGGCGGCTTGGCCACCGTGTCGAGATAGGCGCGGAGCGAGCGGCCCTCCCAGGGCTTGACCAGCACAGTCACCGCCAGAGCCACGTCGTCGGGGACGGGAGCGGCGCCCGGCATCAGCGCCAGCGTGCCACCGGCGCCGGCCGACAGCAGCACGGCGGCGATGGCCGCGCGAGCGCGTCTGGTCGGCGCGAGCTTAATCGTCGCCATCGTGCAAGGCCTCCTGCAGCACGTGGCGGGCGACGAAGGCGGCGAACACCACGCCGAAGGCCACGAAGGGAAAGACGGCCGGCGGGATCAGCTCGCCGCCGGACAGATAGGGCAGCACCGCCTCGGCGGCGGTGAGAAGGCCTCCGGCGATCAGGATGCGGGAGGTCCAGGACCGCCGGAGCACCTTTCCGGCGTTGGGCACGAGCCTCGGTCGCTTCATGGCGCACACTCCAGCGAGCAACGACGGCTGGAGACTAGGCGGCAAGGGTTTGCGGGGTGGCGCTCAGCCGATCCGGAGCCAGTGGCGCAAGAGCGACACCGCCTGATCGGAGAACCAGGCCAGCGTGGCGCCGATACTGACGCCGCCGATGGCCAGCACGCCGACGATGCGCAGCCCGGTGGTCTTCATGTCGCGCCACTCGCCGACGGCCGGCAGCACGGTTTCGCTCTGCGTCCGCGCCATGTCCTCGACCGCCCGCCGGCTGAGCGTCAGCTCGGCCTTCAGCGCCGACAGCTCGCGCGCCTGCTCGTCGAGGCGGCGATGCATGGCGGCGCGATTGTCGCGGGCGGCGATCTTCTCGTCGCCGAAGTCGCGCAACAGGTGCTGGACACTGGCGCTGACCTCGCCAAGCCGCACCAGCACCTCGTTGGCGGGATCGGCGTCGGAAAAAAGCGGCTTCACCACGCCCCGCCTATGCCGCCGGCCAGCCGGCGGCGATGTCGATGGCGTCGAGCGCGGCGGAATCCCCAGCCGCCAGCGCCGCATCCTTCAGATCGCGCCGATGCTGGACCACGGCCGCGTACCACTCGCCCACCGATGCCGCCAGCGCCAGCCCGTCGGCCGGCGCGGCAAGCGGGATGCGCATGTTCTCGATCGCGATCCAGCCACGCGAATAACTCTCCGGCCACGTCACGGCGCCGGTGGAGGCGGCCGTTGCGGTCGAGGCCATGACCATCAGATCGGCGCTGCTCCTGTCATCGAGGACGACGTGCAAGCCGCCGGCAACCGGAGCGCCGGTGGCGAGCAGAGCGTCGGCAGTCGCCGAGATCGCGGCGAGCTTGGCGGCGCGGAGTTGTCGAAGCTCATCGCCTCTCAATGCATCGAGCCCTGACACCTCATCCGGCGTCATTTCACGCTCAACAAATGATCCGTCGGCTTCGATGACGATCTTTCTCATGACGCATCCTTGATGCCAAAGAGCTTGCACGTGCAGGTGAGGGTACCCGTACTGGGCGTCAGTCGAAGAAGATTGTAAGGACCGGCGGTTTGGACGCGGCCCATTGCTGAGAGCTCGTTACCAGCAGCCCAACCTTGCGACTTGATCGCGCCGGATACGTTATCGATGTCGATCAACACGTCGAACCAAGAGATCGCTACGTGGATGATGCGGTACGAGCTTACGCCTGCGCTACCGTCGTAGCTAACAACGCCCGTAGCGCGGAGCTGCGCTATCTGTTTATAGTCGGTCGCTCCTGAAAGAACGGCTCCGGCGCCTGCCACTCGTACCTGCACCATCAGGTAGTTGTTGCCTGTATGTCCCAGCAACTCGACTTCGAATTTGGAATACCCAGATGGCAACGTAATGTCGGCAGACGCCGCTGAGCTTATGCTTGTCGTAGAGATAAGCTTTCTGCCGACACCGACGAGCTGCGACCCATCAACAGCCGGCAACTTAGCTGCACCGTCAAGTGAGAGCAAATTGTTTGCGGCGGTGCCTACGAGACGACGCGCGAGCGTGGCAAGATTAGCGGCAAGGGTCATTGCAATCTTCCTCGATCATCTGTCCACCCGTATGTATAGACGTAGAGTGAGTTTGCGTTGGTGGCGCTTGCACGGGCGCGGATGCGGCCCGATGTGTCTGTGCGCACACGCAACGACAACATCGAGCCCGTAATGCTGCCAGTACTATAAGGGTTTACACCAACATTGAACGGACCGGTCGGCGGGCTGGATGCAGCACCCGGCGCTACATCGGCCGTGTCAGGAGGCGAAAGCAGCACACCAATGTGGTTTGTAATCATTGCGAGCTGCTGCCCAGTTAGATGGGCAGTCACGCGCACACCGGACGGAACGGATAGCGTGTAAAGCGTGGCGGTTGTGGGGATAGGATTGATGGCGATATCATTAACAGGGGTATTCCAAAAAAAGTCATCCCCCATCTGCACAAACTGCGTGATCTGAGACGAACCGTTTGTGCGGATCGAGCCTATACGTCTGTAGGCCGTGTAACCATTAGGCAGCGTTGGAGCTGTAGCCGACAAAGATAGCAACACATCAACCGCGCTTTCATCCGCCGCGCTGATGAGATATACGTGATACCAAGTATTTGCGGCGATGGCCCCGGCATCAAGGGCACCGCCACCGGGACCTGTCGACCATGCGCCTAGCCCTTTGTTCATGGGCGCAGACAGAATGATAGCCGACCGCGTACCGCCCTCGCTGGCTGCCTCGCCCGGCGCGACGGCAAAGGTCGTGGCCCCCACATACGATATGGTCAGCCCGAAGATGTGCCCTCTGGCGCCGCCAGCCCACGCCGCCATTGTCTGCGGTGTTATGCCTAGGTTTCCCCGTGCGACCGCCACGTTAGCGAGGTCGGCAAGGTTGGCGGCGGACAGCATTGCGTTTGCCACCGTGAACGGGGCAATCGCTACGCCGGAGATGCGGTCGCCGGCTTCTGCTGGCGTCGCCAGAGTGAGCGTCGATCCAGCAACCGTGTAGTCGACGCCACCGCCGGTGAGCCACGCGCCGTTCAGTGAGAAAATGCAGGCGCTCGGCAAGGGCGACATGCCGAGGTCGAATGCCGTCTGGCCGGTGGTCGCCGTGAAGCCGAACGGCGTCAAGGCGTTGCGCAGCCCCTCAAGGCCAAGGTTCGCTTGTGCTTGCGCCTTCTCCTCGGTCGTCAGGTCCTGCTCGACGGCGTAGGAGACGACCCCTTCGACGGTCCTTGCAGCAACCTCGGCGCGATCGGCGGCACCGGCTGCTGCCACCACGCTTGCCGCCGCCTCGCCGGCCTTGGTCGTCGCGATAACGGCGGCCGACGTTGCCGTCTGGGCGTTGCCTTGGGCGGCCACGACCTCCGCCGTGATGCCGGCGACGGTTTCGATGTCGGGGGCGATGCCGACCAGCGACACCATCTGGCTCTGCACCTTGGCCAAGGCGAGCGTGGCGTTGACCAGCTCGGTCACCGACACCATCGACGTGACGGGGAGGACGACGGAGCGGGCGACCAGTTCCTTCAGCTGCAGCGCCTGCTGCGTCAGCAGGTCGAACGACCGCTCGATGGTTTCGGCGAAATAGGCGCCCTGGTTTTCGAGGTCGGTCGCCTGGGTGAAGGGCACGTCGAGAACCAGCGTCAGCTGGTGGCCGGCCGGTGGCGCCGTGGTGACGACAATCGCCCCGCCGCCATCGTCGCCGACGCCCGTCACCGTGTAGTCCGGCCCGAGGTCCAGGTCGGCTTCCACGCCGGCCGGGTCGGTCAGGATGACGCGGATATGCGCCTCGTCGTAGATCTTGAAGGCGAAGGGAAAGCGCGTCGTCGCGCCGTTGCAGGCATAGGGGCCGGAGCGGTTGGCTTCGCTCGCAATGGTCATGGAGGGCCTCGCAAAAGGCATCGCGCGGAAAGCTGGTGGTCCACGAACGACGCGACGGCAGGGAGAACTGAGCTGGTACGAACGCTAACCTGGCGACGTTTGTTTGGTCGCGGAGCGAAGCGTCTCATCGCGCCGCGGCCGTCGTGATAGGTTCGGCCACGGGAAAAAGCGGCTTCACCACGCCCCGCCTATGCCGCCGGCCAGCCGGTGGCAATGTCGATGGCGTCGAGCGCGGCGGCATCCCCGGCCGAAAGCGCCGCGTCCTTCAGATCGCGCCGATGCTGGACCACGGCCGCGTACCACTCGCCCACCGAGGCGGCCAGCGCCAGCCCATCGGCCGGCGTTGAGAGCGGAATGCGCACGTTCTCGATAGTGATCCAGCCACGCGAGTAGGTGTCAGGCCAGGATACGGCGCCGGTGGAGGCGGCCGTTGCTGTCGAGGCCATTGCGGTAAGGTCGGCGCGGCTCCCATCGTCGAGGGCGATGTGCAAGCCGCCTGAGACGGGCGCACCAGCGGCGAGGAGAGCGTCGGCGGAGGCGGAGATGGCGGCGAGCTTGGTGGCGCGGAGGTCGGCGAGAGAGAGCGCAGGGCCGACCGGCGGCGACCAAGTCTCGCCGTCAAACGCCCAGCCGATGCCAACGCCTTCTAGGCCAAGAACTGCCCCAAAGTTAGCCGGGTCAGCGTCATTTGCCAGAATGATGGCGTTGACGACAACGTCGGCTTCGATGATGTATCCGGTTCGCATCGTCAGTACTCCAAGATAAGGAGGCAGCCGGGCGAGCCGCCCCCTCCGGCTAAGTTGCCATTCTGGCTACCACTCACCCCTCCGCCACCACCGGCCCCATATCCCGTACCTGGATTGCCGTTTGCACCTCCGGTGGCACCACCCGCAACCGCCACGTAGCCACCATTGCCAAAGCCGAATGGTCCTGGCCCACCAGACCCCGACATGGCCCAGCTGACGGCCGAACTATTAAAGGCCATCGGCGGACTGTCCGGGTTTGCAGCAGGAACGTTTAGGATCCCGTTGGTGGACGTCTTGGTTACGCCGCCGACCAAAACGGAGGTTGCTCCGCCATTGCCGGCTCCGATGATCACATTGTAGGCAATAGCCGCATCTACGGAGACAAGCCCTATGGAACCCTTGCCGCCCGACCCACCGCCGCCAGCCTTATATTGTGCGCCCTGCCCACTCTCGCCCCCGTTGTAGCCACCATCAACGATGAAGTAGAGCCACTTGGTCACACCCGCCGACGGCGTCACGCTGCCAGACGCCGTGATCAGGCGGACACCCTTGATGCCGCCAAGCGCGAGGCCCGTAAGCAGCGATCCATCAACAGCGGGAAGCTTTGCCGAGCCGTCGAGCGCGACAAGATTGTTTGCGGAAATTCCAACGACACGACGGGCGAGTGCCGCCAGATTTGCAGCGAGGGTCATGGGGCTATCTCCTCAACAGAAATACTGCACTTAAATCCGTTGGCTGTGGGCGTGTTGATGTTAAGTGTTTGCCCCCCACCCGCTTGCCCGGATCGCACGGACAACATGATTGGTACTGTGGAGCTAGAAGAGAACTCCGACAAAAGCACATGAGCGAACAATGCACCGGACGTCGTTAAGTGCGTCGATGTGAAGTCAATGGGAGTGGTTCCTGCGAAGAGAGCTGAGCCGACATGAGTTGTGAACGAACCACCGCTCACCTGTCCGACGACTTTCGCTATCACCCGAAGGCGGCTCGTAGACAATCTCGGCGTTATCGTGACGGCAACCACCTGTGTTCCTTCAGTTGCAAGCGGAAGAGTTCCATCGATAGGCAACACCGCCGTCAACGCGGCGGCGACGGTAGTTTCGGCATACGCACTGTTGATGATCATCCCCGGAAGAAACGCCGCGACCGATGCCCGCGCGTTGGAATCAAGCTTGAGCACCTCTCCCGCCCCGGTACCCGCCCCCAGCACCGCCGCCGACCCCAACCCCAGGTTCGCTCGCGCCACGGCCTTGTCGCCAAGATCGGCCAGGTTGGCGGCCGGCTGCATGGCGTTCGCCACTTCGAACGATGAGATCGCCACGCCGGAGATGCGGTCGCCCGCGTCTGCCGCCGTGGCCAGCGTCAGCGTCGACCCGGCGATGGCATAGTCGACACCGCCGGTCAGCCAGGCGCCGTTCTGCGACACGATGCAGGCGTTCGGCGCCGGCGACATGCCGAGGGCGAAGGCGCTCTGTCCCTCGGCCGCCGTGAAGCCGAAGGGCGTCAGTGCCCTGTCCAGCCCCAGGTTCTCGAGCGCTCGCGTCTTCTCCTCGGCGGTCAGCTGCTGCGCGACGGCGTATGAGACGACGCCTTCCACCGAGGCGGCCGCCGTCTCCGCGCGGTCGGCCGCCGCCACCGCGGCTCCGGCCTTCTCGCCGGCCGTCGCGGCGGCCAGTATCGCGGCGCCCTCGGAGGCGACCGCGATGTCCCGGGCAGCCGTGATATCGGCCGCCGACGGCCCGCCGGTGGCGCCGCCGACACCGTCGGAAACGAACACCGACCCGGCCGCCACCAGATCGGCGGACGCACGCAGCTTGAAGGCGCGCCCCACCTCCTCGGCCAGTTGCAGATCGCGCTGCACGCCCTCGTCCAGCGCCCGCTCGATGGTCTCGGCGAAATAGGCGCCCTGGTTTTCAAGGTCCGTCCCTTGCGTGAAGGGCACGTTGAGGATCAGCGTCACCAGGCAGCCGGTCGGATGGGCCACGGCCGTCTGCACCGCGCCGCCGCCGTCGGTGCCGACGCCGGTCACGACATAGTCCGTCCCGAGCGCCAGCGTGGTCTCGGCGCCGTCGGCGTCGGTCAGGATGACGCGGACATGCGCCTCGTCGAAGATCTTGAAGGCGTAGGGAAAGCGCGTCGTTGCGCCGTTGCAGGCATAGGGGCCGGAGCGGTTGGCTTCGCTCGCAATGGTCATGGGCGGGCCTTCTGACGAGCACCGGCGCGGAAGCGGCAAGCGCCTTCCGCGATGACGGTGCGACACTGGGAATCGACAGGCGAGACCCTAGAGCCGCCGGGTTTGTTTCAACGCGCGCCGGGCTGCGAACCACCCGCCATCCGGCCAAACCCTCTTGGAACGCCGGCTCGGGCAGCACAAACTGCCGGCCACGACTCGCCTGCCCGCCAACAGGGCGCGGCGACGGTCCTGGAGCTTTTGAAGATGGCCCTGTTTTTCGTGATGCTTGCCGTGAAGCTCCTCGACGTCGCGTCGATCGCGTCGCTGTTCGTCGGGCTGTTCAAGGTCCGCAACGCCGTCGGCTATCCCGTGGCGATCGGCCTCGCCATCCTGGCGCATGTCATCATGCGCAGCATGCAGATCCTGGGCTTCAGGTGGGACGCGGTCGAGTTCATCAGCATCGCCGCCGGGGTGATTGCCGCATGCCTCGCCTTCTTCATCGGCAAGGCCATCCGCAGGGATATCAAACACTGAGGCCGGCAAGAGCGCGTCCGGCGAACCTGAGTTCGCCGGAAATTCTCTACGTCATCGCGCCGAACGCGTGGTCGATCGCCACCTCCGCCGGCGCGTCGATCATGAGCGCCGCCGCCATCATGGCCGACCGCACGGCGGCGGCGCCCGCCCCGTCGCGGCCGCCACTCTTCGCCCACAGGGCCGCCCGGGTCGCACCCTCCCCGTCCATCGACGTCGCAGCGCCGATGCCCGGCGCCGCGCCGAGCAGGCCCAAGGCGCCCTCGCCGCTTCGCGCCGCCGCCAGCACCAACCTCTCGCGGGCGAACAGCAGGGTTGCACCGAGGGTGCGCGCCAAGCCCGCCGCGTCCGATGCGGCGGAGGATGCCATCAGGGCGGCAACCATCACCTTCACCGCCGCCCCCGCCTGGCCATCCGGAAGCCCGATCCTCCTCACCCAGCGGTCGCCCTCGGCCACCGCCCTGGCATCACCGCCGGAGCGCGCAAGTCCGTGGCCGTAGCCGGCAAGCCACGCCGGGACCTCGACGAAGTGCCAGCGGACGCGCCGGATCAGCCAGGCCGCGAGATCGTCCGGCCCCGCCTCGCCCCGCTTCGCCGCCGCCAGCCGCCGCCCGGCCATCAGGGGCGACCGCTCGGCGATCCGGTCGGCGATGCCGTCAACGAACGTCCCGCCGGCGCCCTCCGCGAACGCCGCGCCCACCGCCTCGATCGCTTCGGGCAAGCCTGCCGCATCGGTCAACGCCGCCGCGAGGTCCCGCGCCAGCTGCCGGGCCACGGCGTCGCCGCCCTCGGCCGAGGCCATGCGCAGATGGAAATCCGCCGGCCTGAGATCGCCCGCCGCGACGGCGTCGAGCCAGGCCGCCAGCGTTTCGAGATCGTCGGTGCGGCCCTTGGCTGTGAAGGCGTCGCGCAGCTCCGGCTGCGCGAGCAGCCGGCGCGCGTTGGTCACCGCCTCCGACAGTTCGAGATCGTGCAACAACCGGTCGACGAAGGCATGGACCAGCGCGAGATCGAGCCCCACGGCGGCTCCATCCCCTCCTCCACCCTCCACCATCGCCTTGGCGAAGCGGCCGACCCGCACATCGACGGCCAGGTCTCCTTTCATATCAAGCGGATAGAAGCCGCCCGTCAGCGCCACGCCGCCGACACTCACCGGCCGCGCCTCGCTCCATCTGGGCGCCGCGCCGGTCGCCCGCCGCTCGCGCGCGGCGATCTCGTCCCGGAAGCTCTCGAGATAGTCCCAGACGGACTGGATGAAGCGCGCATCCCGCGTATCGAGCGCCGCGAGGATCGCCGACACCATCTCCGGCGGAAAGCCCGCCGGACCGGTCAGCGCCGCGTGGCCGGCCTCGGTGCCGGCGTTGAGCGCAACGGCGATCATCTCCCAGCGCGACAGCGACCGCCCCAGCGCCGGCAGGAAGCGGCGCACCGCCATCGCCCGCCGCTCGCCCGCGTCATAGGGCGCATAGAGCGCCGCGACTTCCTCGGCCGCCCGCTGCCGGCGCGCCTTCAGCGCCGCGACGGCGGCATCGACGGGCGCCTTCAGCGCGGCGAAAGCCGGCCCTTTGGCGCGGCCGTCGATCTCGCGCAACACCTCTTCGGCGGCCCGGCCGAGATCGACCGGGCGCTTCCCGGCTCCGCCTTTCGTCCGCTCCAGCGCGGTGGCGATGCCCTTGGCTGCCTCGCTGAGGCGCTGCCGCCCGCGCTCGTCCACCAGCGCATCGTTGCGGCCCATGGCGTGTTCGATGTTGTCGAGGCTGGCCACCACCGCCTTCAGCACGCCGATCGGCAGCTCGCCATAGGGCTTTCCCTCGCCGCCCTGCAGCACCAGATCGGCGATCGCCAGCTCGTTGTCGCGGCCGGCCGCCGTCATCGCCTTCACGAAGGTCGCCACCGCGTTGCGCGGCGCCGGCTCATCGGTCTTGCGGAACTCGAAACGATCGAGAATGGCATCGATGGCCGGCCAGCCGTCAACGCCGATCGTCACCTCCGGCCGCTCGGGCCGGTCGAGCCGGCGCACCATCTCCTCCGCCGCCTCGAGATCGTCGGCAATCCCCAGCGCCTCGGCATAGAGCGCCAGGTTGAGCAACTGCCGTCGCCGTGCGTCATAAAGGTCTTCCGCCCGCACGCCCTCGCTGGACGCGGCAAGCTTCGCCACCTCCTCGCCGGCCCGCCGCTCGGCGACCAGATGGCGACGGGCGTCGATGGCGTCGCGCACCGGCGTGTCCACCAGCGCGTCGCGGGCGAATGCCGCCGCGCCCTCGGCGCTGACGGGCTGCGCCTCGCCGGCAGGGCCGGCCAACGCCTTGAGCTCCGCGGCCAGCCATTCGGCCATGCGAGGGCCGTGAATGGCGGCCAGCGCCATCTCCGGCAACGTGCCGTCAACCAGCGGATCGCCCCGCCGCTCCACCATCAACCGCTTGGCCTCGAGCGCAATGGTCGCCTCGCGCTTCGGCACCAGCGCCATCGCCTGGATCATCTCGTCGCCGCTCGAAAAGCCGAACAGCCCGGCCGCCTCGTCGGGGTCGACGCCACCCGTCGCCGCATGAGCGGTGAACCGCCCGCGCGGCAGCGCCGCCAGCACCGCCTCGCCGTAGCGTTCGACGAGGATGGGCCGCGACAGCCGGATCGTCGGCAGCGCCGGCATCTCTTCACCCAACCAACGCCGGCTGGTCAGCCACTCGGTGGCCCGATAAACCGGCAGCGCATTGATCCGCTCTTCCGCCTCGGCCGTCGCCGCCGCCAGTTCCTGGCGATAGCCTTTCTCCCGCGCTGCCCGCACCGGCCGCAAGATCTCCCCCGTCAGCCGATCCTCGGCCTCGGCGTCCGCCGCCGTGCGCTTCTCCTGAAGGTCCGGCGACACGGGCCCAACATCCCCCGCCGTCCGCCGCGCCTCGGCCAGCGCCAGCTCTACGGCCAGCAGCCGGTCGAACACCTCGGCCACCTCGGCCCTGACAGCCACGCCCTGCCGGCGCTCAACGACATAAAGCCCGATCAGCCAAGCCCGAAAATGCCGAAACGCCTCGCGCGGCCCGGCCGGCAGTGCGGTGCCGTCCAGAAGATACGCCACGAAGGCACGGGCAAGCCGCGCTTCGCCGTCGCTGCCATCGCCCCACCATCGGCGAAGCGTCGCGTGGTCGGCCACCGCCGCGGTATCGCCGCGCCGCTCCATGCCGGACAGCAGCGTCAGGAACGCGCGGGCGGCTTCGTTCACCACGGCCGACAAGCCGGCATCCGCGAACACCCGCTTCAACGTCTCCCCGTCATTGGCAGGTGGGTGCATAGAGCCACTCGGGCTCGTCTCCGTCGTTGGGAGCGCTCTGTCATCTTTTGAGCCGACACGAAGACGGTGGATATCCCCGTCTGCCGTCTGAGGGGACATGATGGTCATTCTAATCTCCGGCTGTGAGGCAGGCCGATCCGGTTCCTCGAACATGCGAAGGACGCAAAGTCGAACCCGCAAAAGTTTCTCGACGGGGGGCAAGGTTGCCCCTCTCTTCAACCGGTGAGGACCCGTAAACGCGCCTGAGTGTGTCTATGACGGGCAAGGCGGCATTTCCCAACGGTCGGAACGCCACATGCTAGGAGAAGCCGGGTTTCCGCCATGACCAGCAATGCCGTCACCATTAGGGACAACAGTTTCAGCCTTCCATTGGGGAGCAAGCGTCAGCGTCCATACAAGAATAGTTCAGGGGACTGATTTAGTGCTGGTGGGAAAAGCAGTTCCTGGACTGGATTGTCTCGGGCTGCTTGATCATAGGTACCCAGCTTATCCTTCTGCTTTGGTACCTTATTGGGAAGACCCTCAGGATAGGGATCAACGCCTGGCACAATTTTGCCGTGTCCGCGTGAGTTACCTTGGGCTGGGCGCTGCGGAACCAGCGTTTCCGGGGGCAGCTTTCCCGCTTTAGGGACAAACTGCCTGGGACCCAACGTTCCCTCAGGAGTAACGAGCGCTTCCGGCGACGTGGAATCCATGAACTCTCTGCCACCGATGGGAAGCGTTTGGGTCTGCTGTGGAACCACTGTGGCCTTTGAGTTATCCGACGACGTCGCACCAGCGGCCAGCGAGCTCGAACCTTGCGAGGTAGTGCCAGACGGATCAGGCGTCGCGGTAGCCTGACCGGCGCCCTCACTTGGTTGCGTTCCTTTACCTCCCTCTGAAGACGGCGCCATTACAGAAGCAGGAGTTCCTGTCTCTACGCCGTTCAGACTTTCGTCGAGAGATCTCTGGGACTCCTTTAGCCAGTTTGCGAGTGCCCGCGCCTCAACGCCAGACACCCCGTTCAGACCAAAACGCGCAAACGGTATTGTCTGCACACCGATCGGCTCATAAGCGATGCGTGTCAGATAAACTTCTGTCGGAATTTGGATATCGCCGCCAACTTGGCGTGCCGCCTCAAGATCTGCTTTGGTGACTCCCTTAAGTCCCGCCAAAAAGACATCCTCATTGAGGTTCAATCGCTTGAGCGCAAAATCTAGTTCTCTAATTCCTAAGAATATTTTCTCATTTGGATGACCACGAACAATCTCCGCAATAGCCATCTCATATGCATCAGGATTTTTTATCCGAAGATTCGATCCCTCGCCATCCTTTATAATTCTTTGCAAAGAGATGTAGTCGTGCCAACCTATCTTCACATTAGCTAAGGCTTTGCCAGTTACAACATCGACCCCCCGCGATACTGAGCTGTTGACGAAATCCAAAGCGCCGGCCATAGCGATATCGGCGACCTTCAACTGCTCGCCTGAATAGATCTCTCCTAGTGCCTCGCCACCCATGGCCAATAGAGGAGAAGCAACTTGCTTGAGGGTTATGTCGGCCAGTAGGTTTTCCGATCCGAGGCGACCGGAGGCAGCCGCTACCAGAACAGCCAAGAGTGCCCTTCTATCACCAAGCCGTTCCGCCTCTCTCAACACATCCGGCGCTTTTAGGAGGCGACCGATTTCACCATGCTTCTGTATGTTGAAGCCCTTATCCTCGATGAACTTTAGTGCTGTAGTCGCATGCGCTTGTTGTTCAGCGGCCAAGATGTTCAACCCTACGCCCACCATGGGTTTCTTCGTCAAGGCAACAGCTATGGATTGCATCAAGAGAACAGGGACTCCTTCCACTCCCTTTTCAGCGACAAGGGCTAGGGCGCCCCAGGGATCCTCTTTCACGAGAGACGTTAGCTTCGACGTCTGGACCGAGACCGACGGCTCATCATTCAACTTGTCCATCGCGGTCATAAAACGGGTAGCTTCTGGTGACAGAGGCAAGGCTTCAATGTGAGCCTGAACTTTGGCTGCATCCTCGAAATATTGTTTGGCCAGCGGCAGCGCATCCTTAGACTCCAAGCGGGATAGTCCCCAACGCTTTATGGCGCCAAACGCACTTAAAAGAGAAAGTCCCGCATAACTATTCCCGGCGTAAGTCGGAGATGAATACGACCCACTTTGCATAGGGACAGCAGCGTCAAAACTGTACATAGACCACTCATCTTTGTATATCTCCACAATTGAGCGGTCTTGATCTAGACCAATTTGAGCGAATTTTTCCCCATTTTCGTACAGCTCATTCAGCGAAAGGCCAGAAAAACCTCGATCTAACGCATTAAGAAAATAAAAAAGCTTAGATTTATCCGGATACTGACCGCTAACAGTCTGAAGAATTGACGAAATACCACTAAGTTCTGGAGACATATCTCCAATCAGCTTAAGTGGGCTTACGCCATGCAGCGCGCCTTCGTACATATCCACGAGGTGGGGGATATGAGAAGGGTTAGACTTGTAGATCCTAGTGCGGATTTCCGCCTGCTCTTCTGGGCTCTTTTCTTTGGCGAACGCAATATCAACGAGAAGAGTCGTGTCGGGGCGCGACTCCACAGAAAAGCCAAACGATCCTACCTCTTCACCAACTCGCCCCGCAGATGCAGCCACTTCGGGCTGACCAGCCATGTGCTCATTTGCACTTGTGGGGGCCTGCGTTGCGTTCAAAGAAGGGGAAGCTTCCTTCTCCGTACCGCCACCCAATGAAGAGGCTTGCGGCGCCTTGCCGGGACCAACCGCGCCGCCACCAGCAGACCCAGCATCAGCGTCCTGCCCCTCTGCTTCCCCGGGAGCTTTGCCACCCACATTCCGATCACCGCCCCCCTCCATAGCGGGTGCAGTCTGGCCAGAGGTCGTTTCCGGTCCCCCTATGTTGCCACTCGGTTTGTCCTCTACGGTGGGGGTAGTGGAAGTGCCGTCCTTTCCCTCCGCCTCACCGAACGCAGACGCTGCGGAGTCAGATCGCATAGGAGCCACCTTACCATCAGAGGACGCCCCCTTCGACGCTTCCGCCCCGGCCCCTTCTGTAGCTGGCACCTGCCCCGCCCCTTCAGTCAGAGATGCCCCTCCATGCCTAGGGACGTCTGCCGGCGCGTCTATAACCGCTGCCGTCGCATTTTCTTGCCCCTCAGGCTGCGTCGGTAGCGCCGGGCTTTTTCTCGGGTCGGGGAGAGGGAGAGTATCCCGTGGGTCCGAGCGCGGAGTCGGAACCACGCGCCTCGGATCAGGCACGGGAATGGGGGGCAAAGGCATACGCCCGTTCGGGCCAAGCACAGAAATCGGCGCGGAAGCCAACTGAAGGCCCCGCACTGGCGCCCCAGCTCCATCCGGGTTTGGAGCATTTACGATCTTGCTCAGATTCTTCTCGATGCCGGCAAACGCCTCGGCGTCACTGCGCGATGTGAGCCCAACTCTGGGATCGCCCATCGACGCCAACGTAATCGGCGCTTCTTTCCCGATCTTCTCCGCCCATGCCCTGTCGCTCGCCTCGCGGAACAGTTCGCGATTGGCCCTGACGATGTCCTCCGGCGCCGGAGCGCTCCCGGTTTGTTTGGCCACGTCGTTGGCAAGCTGCTCGTCACTGACGGGCGAGCTGTCGTCGCCTGCCAGCCGCGTCACGACCCGGAACTGCTGGCGCTTTTCGTTTTGCCGCTGCTGGTTATCCTTGAAGGCGTTGTAGTTTTCAGGGCTGTCTGGGGTGCGCAAAGACCTATCTCCCGAAAAGGATCAGGCCTGACGCTAAGTCCTGCGGGTTTCCGTGGTGATCGGTTGAGGCCGCCTATCCCGGCCAGCAGCAGCACCAGCAAAGCCTGCCAAGCTCCGACCAGCTCACCTCCTCAGTATTCACCAGCCCCCTAGAAAAGATTGTGTCCTGTTGCCGACTCGCCTCCTGATGGTGCATTCAGGAACACAAAAGGAACAGGCTACCGGCCACGCGCAAGGCTGAGCGAGGCTAGGCATTCAAGGACCAAGAGCGCTGCGGAGAACTCGCGCGGTATCAGGCAAACCGGCGAGACGGGAGCACGACGCCGTTGAGCCGAAAAGCATCGAACAACAAAGGAACAATCCGAAGTGAAAGACTACAGCCCTGCGGAGAAGAAGCGCGGCCTCAAGATAAGCCTTGGCATCATGTTTCTTGTTGCTCTGGCCTGTAGCCTGATAGTCCAGCTTCACAGACCCGCTCAGCCTGTTGACCCCTACCTGCGTGGTGCGACAGGACGTTGGATTGGAGAGACTTTAGGCATAGCCATCTCCGCTTTTCTTTTCGGGTTGGTGTTTTTCGTCCTGGTCAGGTTGATGCGTTGGGCCGACGTACCCAGAGCCGGGCTGATAACCGGCCTCATTGCAGTCCTCATCTGGTGTGGCGTGCTTTATTACCACGCCAGCTTGCAGCTGTCGGGCGCCATCCCCTCCTGACCCAACTATGCTCACATGAAAGCCCGATACTCCCGCGCCCCCTCGCCGTCGGTCGGCTTGCGGCATACTCCATGGCAGGCAGGCGGGTGCCGCTGCCCCTTCGATCGAAGGCGTCAGGGCAGCGCGGCGTTGAAGACCACGGCAGGTTTGGCGGCTCGCGGCTTACTGTCCCAGCGCATCGATTATCGTAGAAAAGATATGGACCTGCACTCTGACCATCCAGATCAGCAGCGCGCCGATGGCGATCAGCAGCGTGTTTCCGGCCAGCCGCTTCAAGGTCAGTGCTTTTCGCTCGCGCGGACTCTTGAGCAGCAACACGAGGTCGGCGAGCGGGATGAAGCCCAGAAACCAGTAGGTGCGATGGCCATACCCATCCATGGCCCGGGCGGAAGACGCGAACCCCATGAAAACGCCCATCCCCACAAACCAGGCATAGATGCCCAGCACCGCCAACAGGTAAAGCCCGCTCTCCCAAGAGAAAGTACTGTCCAAAAGAGCCCAGTAGGTCAGAAAAATCAGACTCTTACCAACCGCCAAAAGCAAAATGAACAAGCCGGTCGCACAAAAGTAGCCAGCCCGTCCGAGTTTGAACGCGGGCTTCGCAAAATGCAGAGCCCCCAGCGCGGAAATCAGGGGCACCCCCAAGAGAGTAATAATGCTGTAGTCGAGAAAATGGAGCGCCCTGCTAGCAATTATATTAACAAGGGGAACAACAATATCCGAAAGCGAATACATCCGGCACCTCTACCGATAAGCGCAACGCACAACCTTTACGGCAGCCACACCCCGATCCACAACGGTATATCTCCGAGTCCGCACTATCGCCCATGCGCCCTGGCTCGGCCTTTGTCGTCAGACGGGCCAGAGGCAAGAGCATCATCCGACCGGGGTGAAACGAGGATCGACAAGATGATACCTGGCAAACACAGACTTCGGGCGCCGATCTGATTCAGTCAGATCGAACAGCGCCCTAACTGCTGACGGTTTCCGTGGTGATCGGCGCCTTGCCGCGCCCGCGCTTCAATAAGGGGTTGTACTCCATTGTCGACTCGCGCCGTTTCCGGACACAGTCGGACCAACCGAGGGATCGGCCCTCCTTGCGAGCGACAGCCCGTCCGCGCCTGCGCCGTCGGACGGGGCACGAGGCAAAAACATGCAAGACGACGTCTCAGAAGAGATCAAGAAAGCCGTAGCGCTCGACAGATATCATCGCGACAGCTGCTTGAGAAAGCTGTGCCTGCTTGCCCTGGCCGCCACGATCGTCATCACAGTTCTTCTCGGCGTCAAGGTACCCAATCAGGATTTCGGATCCGCGCGGTATATCGGGACCGTTGTCGGCCACTTCATAGGCTTGTTCATCATACCGGCCCTCTTTTTTGCCATCATCCGTCTCGCCCGGAATGCTTCCGTCCCGACGAGGGGCCTCGGTACCGGCGTCGCCATCTTGCTTTTTCTATCCATCAGCATGACCTATTCTTCACTGAAGGATCTGGAGGTAGAGTTTGGCGCGGCTCCGGTCCAAGACGCAGGGATAACCCAGCGCTGAAACTGAATGCGTAAGGGGCCGCCCCCCCCTCACGCCCCCTGCGCCTGCATGAAAGCCTGATACTCGCGCGCCACCTCGCCGTCCGTCGGCTTGCGGCCATACTCGGTGGCGAGCTGGCGGGTGATGCTCCTGCGCAGGTCGGGCGAGATGTCGGAGAGTTTGACGGCCGTGGGCCTCTCGCGCCTCGGGTCCGGCAGCGGCACGTAGTAGGGCAGGAGGAACTTGTCGATCATCCGGCGGACGTCGGCCGGCGCCGGCTTGATGCCGGGGTTCTTCGCCCGGAAGTCGGCAAGGCCGGTGTAGACGGCGTTCTGCACTTCGGCCAGCAGTTGGCGCCGCTGGCCGCTGTTCTCCTCGCCCGGCAGGATCGCGCCGGCGTCCTCCAGGCGCGCCTTCGCCATGTCGAAGGCGTCCTTCAGCTCGGCGCCCTGGTCGCGTGCCTTGCGGCCGTCGCGGCCGATCGCCGCCTGCGTCTCGGCAAGCGCCTTGAGGTCGGAGTCCTCCAGACGGTCGCGATAGTCGTTGAGGTCGACCAGCGCGAAGTCCTCCGGCCGCTCGGCCGAGAACAGGCGCATGTCGGCCAGCAGCATGTCGTCGCTGACGATCGGCCCGGCCAGCTTCTTGCCGATGTAGTTGCGCGCCACCGTCATGGCCTGGTCGCCGGCCGCCTGACGGAGGGTATAGGGCAGCGCATCGGGCGGCGTGCCGGCCTCCACCTGCTGCCACAGCGTGGCCTTGGCCTGCCGCTGCCGCTCTCGCTCCTGCTGGCTTTCGAGATCCAGCGAGGTGGCGATGGCCTGCTTGGCAATCTCCCGCCGGCGCGGATCATCGATGCCGGCGAGGTGCTTGTCGATGGCGTCGGCCGAGGGCCGCTGCGCCCGCACGGCAATGCCGTCGGTGGCGGCCGTCACCGCGCCGCCCGTCCCGCCGATCGGCATGAGCATGCCATAGCGCCCGACAGAACGCCTCGCCCAGTCCAGCAGTTGCGACGGAGCGACAGAAAGGCTCTTGCCCCTGTAGGTGAGATCGACCGTTCGCCCCTTGCCGTCGGCCTCGGGAATGCGGATGTTGATGTCGTCGCGGTACTGGGACGGTACGTCCTCGAGGAGAGCGGCAAGATTGGTCGAGAAGTTGGGATCGAGACGGATCACCTTGTCGGCGTCATCGCCCGTCACGTGCCCCAGCAGCAGCGCCCGCTCCAGCGTCGGCCCGACCTTCGGCGCGGCGCCGGCCTCGGCCGCTTCCGCGAGATACGATCGCGAAGCCTCGCCCGGCTTTCGCGTTCCGCCCGCGAACTCCAGCGCCCCCAGCCGCGTCTCCTCGTCGAGCGCGGCCTTGCCGACGGTAGCCTTCAGTCGTTCCTGAGCCTCGGGTAGCAGAAAGCCCTTGTACGTCTCGATGTCGGCAGCAGCCCCCCTAGGGTCGCCCTCGGCCTTCCGCAGGATGCCGTCCTCATGCACGTCCGAGATCAATCCGGCCGACTGCCCAGCCAACTCGTCCGCTTTCCAACCCAACAGGTTTCCAAGTTGCTGGTACTCGGTGAATGCGGCAATCACGTCCAGCTTCTCGGCATTGGGCTGCCCCCAACTCGCTGCGGCACTCTCGCGGAAGGTATCGACGCGCGCCCGGCTGGTCTGCGCCGTCCAGACCTTGCGCTGCTGCATGGCATGCTTGGCGGCTTCGTCCGACAGGCTGTTGAGTGTCACATTGGTGGCATCCCAATACTTTCGGGCCGCCAGGGGCGACAGGCCCTTCGCTCCATCCTGCGCCAGTTGCAACAGGCCCTTGCGGTAGGCATCCAGCCCTTCCACCGCCACCCGGCCGGTGGTGTTCATATAGCCGTTCTCGCCGTAGCTGAGCTCGCGCACACCACCCATGAAGCCGTTGTTGTTGTCCTTGGCCGCGTTGGTCGCGTCGAGATCAGCGACCTCGGCCACGGCGCCGCCCAGGTCCATCAGCCCCTTGCCAACCGTGCCGAGCGCGGTGCCGATGCCGGAGCCGAACATCTCCGGCGTGGCGTGGGTGTTGTCGCGGAAATTGAGGCCGGGGTCGAGGCGGATGCCCCGGTCTTCATAGGTCGGCACAACGGGCATCTTGTCCTCATGTCGCTTGCGCGCCGGCGGCCATTCAGCCCGACGCTGTCGGTGCGACGCTAAGGACTTGAGGTTTCCGTGGTGGGGTGGGGAGCTTAGAGGGGCAACACGATCGACTCCGGAGCCCGATACTCCCCTCTGAGCTTCATCCTGCCTGAGGTCCACCTTGAATTCGCGCGCGAATTCAAGCGGCCTTCGCGAGGATGACAGGAAATTGATATAAAACAGCTAGTTAGCTCTTCGCTTAATCCCCGCTGCCTCTGCACTGCAAGACGTGACTCCCGCTCCTATCAGGCCGTCATCCTGCGCTTCAGGCGCAGGACCTCAGGACAACAGGGGCTCCGAGGGCCCTATCACGCTCCCCCGAAGCCCCAAGCTTTCAGCTCGCAATGACTACGCAGCCACCACCGCCGCCCGCTCCTTCACCAACCTCCCCAGCCCCGCAAAATCCGTCTTGCCCGAGCCCAGCAGCGGCAATCCCGGCACCACCAGCACTTCGCTCGGCATCATCAGCTCCGTCGCGCCGCGCTCTCTTGCGAACGCCATGAACCCGTCCCGCGTCGCGTCCTTCCTGTCGGTAACCAGGATGATGCGCTCGCCCTTCTTGGCATCCGGCACGCTGGCGGCGGCCGACATGGCGTCCGGCCAGCACTGGGTGGCCAGCGCGTCGATGGCGGCCAGCGACACCATTTCTCCACCGATCTTGGCGAAGCGCTTGGCGCGGCCCTTGATGGCGACGAAGCCGTCGTCGTCGAGCGCCACGATGTCGCCGGTGTCGTGCCAGCCGCCCTCGGGCGCTTCCAGCACGCCGGGGTTTTCCACCCGGAGGTAGCCGAGCATCACGTTGGGGCCGCGCACGTGCAGCCGTCCGCCGGCCTCGATGCCCTCCACCGGCTCCAGCTTATGCTCGACGCCCGGCAACAGCCGCCCCACCGTGCCCGCGCGGTTGTGCATCGGCGTGTTGAGCGCCAGCACCGGCGCCGTCTCGGTCACGCCATAGCCCTCGAAGATGCGCAGGCCGAACTTCTCGGCGTAGAGCTTGCGCGTCGTCTCCTTCACCGCCTCGGCGCCGGCCACCAAGAGCCGCAGCGAGCGGAAATCATAGGGGTGCGCCATGCGGCCGTATCCGGAGAGGAAGGTGTCGGTGCCGAACAGCACGGTGGCGTTGGTCTGGTAGACCAGCTCCGGGATGATCCGGTAGTGCAGCGGCGTCGGGTAGAGAAACACCGGCACGCCGGAGACCAGCGGCAGGATCAGGCCGGCGCTGAGCCCGAACGAGTGGAAGATCGGCAGCGCGTTGAAGGCCGTGTCGGTGCGCGAGAAGTCGATGCGCGCCGCCACCTGCGCCACGTTGGCGAGGATGTTGCGGTGGCTGAGCACCACGCCCTTCGGCGTCCCCTCGGAGCCCGAGGTGAACAGGATGGCCGCCGCATCGTCCGGCCCGGATTTCCTCAGCCTGTTCGGCCAGTTGAGGACCGCGTCCAGCTTGTCGAGCCGCGTCACCGTAGCGCGCACGTCCTCCAGCCAGACGATCTTGATCTTGCCGTCCAGCGCGGCGATCAGCGGCTCCAGCCGACCCTTTTCCACGAACAGCCGCGACGTCACGAACACCTTGGCCTTCGACGCTTCGCAGGCGGAGAGGATGTTGGCGGCGCCGGCCGTGAAGTTGATCATCGCCGGCACGCGACCCGCCGATTGCAGGCCGAGGAACGTCACCGCGCCGCCGACGGCGTTGGGCACCATCAGCGCCACCGTCTCGCCGGGCGCGGCCAGCGGGGCGAGCTTGCGGCCGAGGATGCGGGCGCCCATCAGCATCCGGCGATAGCTGAGCTTGCCGCCCACCGGGTCGCGCAGCGCCATGCGCCCGGCGCCGTGCTGGCGGGCCGCCGCCACCATCGCCTCGAAGATGGTGAGGTCGGTGTCGGTGGTGCGGAACATCATGTCCGACATGATGCCGTAGAGCGCGTTGCCCGCCGCCTGCCGGCGCGCCTTGCCCTTGAGGTGCTCGGGCAGTGACAGCCGCACCGGCTCGGTGATGGTCACCGTCACCTTGGGGAACCAGCGGCGCTTCACCTGCAAGGAGTTGAGGCGGCTGAACACCGTCGATTCCAGCCCCGACAGCCGCACCGGCACGATGGGCGCCTCGGCCTTGTCGGCGATCAGGCCGACGCCGTCATAGACCTTCATCAGCGTGCCCGTCACGGTGATCCGCCCCTCGGGGAAGATCACCAGCGTCTCTCCCGCCTTGACGGCGGCGATCAGCGCGCGCGTCGCCAGCGGCTTGGTCGGGTCGAGCGGCATGGCGCGGGTGAAGCGCAGGAAGGGCTTCACCCACCACGCCTCGGCCATGGTGTGGTCGATGGCGAACACCGGGTTGCGGTCGAGCAGCGACACGGCGACGACGGCGTCGAGGAAGCTGGTGTGGTTCAGCGCCACGATGGTCCCCTCACCGGCCGGCGGCACGTGCTTGAGGCCGGTCACCTCCATGCGGAACACGGCGCGCAACAGGATCGAGACGAAATCGCTGAGCGGGTTGGTCGGCAACACCCTAAAGATCCAGACGGCCGAACCGAAGGCGAAGAGGCCGAGCGCCACCAGCACCATCGGCACCGTCGCGCCCAACGCCTGGGCCACGGCCACCGTGCCGGCGCCGGCCACCATGAACAGGGCCGTCAACGCGTTGATGGCGCCGACAACGCGGGCGCGCCGTTCCACCGGCGCCCAGTGCTGGGCGGCGGCGAACGACGGCACGATGAACACGCCGCCGGCAATCGCCAGTGCCGCGAGGTCGATGGCGGCATGGATGGCGCCGGGCCGGCCGAAGAACTCGGCAAGGCTTTCGGTGGCCGGGGCCGGCGTCAGGCCGCTGAGCGTCCAGGCGAGATCGAGCGCCGCAAGGCCGATGGCGACGGAGGCCACCGGAACCGGCAGCAGCACGATGCGGCCGGCCGACAGCCAGGCCCCCAGCGCCGAGCCCACGGCGATCGACACCGCGAACACCGTGAGGTAGGCCGACACCGCCACCTCGCGTCCGCCGAGGATGTCTTTGACGAAGGTCGGCATCAGCGCCATCGCCACCACGCCGAACATCCAGAACAGGCTGACCATCACCCCGGTGCGCCAGAGGCGCGGCTCGCCCCAGAGTTCGCCGATGAGGCGCACGGTGGAGCGCGCGACGTTGCGGTCGATCACCGTCTCCGGCGCGGCGGCGCCCACCTTGGGCACATAGAGCGCGGCGATCCAGCTGGCCACAGCCAGCACCATCATGGCGACGCCGAACACCCATGGACCACCATAGGCGCCCGTGGCAAAGCCGCCGGCATAGGTGCCGGTGAGAATGGCAATGAAGGTGGCCCCTTCCACCAGCGCATTGCCGCGCGGCAGCTCGGACGGCGCCAGGAGGTCCGGCAGGATGCCGTATTTGATCGGCCCGAACAGCGCCGAGATCACGCCGAACAGCACCAGCGCCGTCATCAGCACGGCAATCGACTGGATGGCGAAGCCGAGCACGGCCAGGCCGGCAATGGCGATCTCCACGAGCTTCAGCCAGCCGGCCACCCTCGCCTTGTCGTAACGGTCGGCGAGCTCACCGCCCAACCCCGACAGGAAGATGAACGGCAGCATCAATATGCCGGTGGCAATGGTCACCAGCGCCTCGCCGCCGGCGACGCCCATCTGGAACAGGATGGTGAACACCAGGGCGTTCTTCAGGAAATTGTCGTTGAAGGCCGAAAAGAACTGCACCAGGAACAGCGGCCCGAAACGGCGCTGGATGAGGAGCGGCTTGGTCATGGAACCTCCCGAGAGGGCCTTGGGGGCGATACGGCCGTGGGAACAGGGAAGCGGATCGGCAGGTGAAACGCAAATGACGATGGAAAAGCTCCACCGCCAAGCCCTTCACCTCACCCCGCCTCCGTGCTATGAACATTGTTCACAAGATGGATATAGCGGAGATATGAACGTTGTTCAAGATGAAAATGAACGATGTTCACGCCTCGCGATTTCAAGGTGAAGACGGATGAATGCCCCCCTCTCCGAACGGCGCCAGGCGCAGCTTGCCGCCCTCACCGACGCCGCCGAGCGCCGCATCGCCGAGGGGGGCATGGCCAGCCTCAAGGCGCGCGACCTCGCCTCCGACATCGGCATCGCGCTCGGCGGCCTCTACAACATCGTCGCCGACCTCGACGAGCTGGCGCTCCGCGTCTCCTCGCGCACCCTCGGCCGCCTCGGCGAAGCGCTGACCGCCGCCTCCGACGCGCTGCCGCTCGAATCCAAGGCCGACGCGGTGAACCGCCTCGTCGCCATCGCCCACGCCTACCTGCATTTCGCCAAGGGCAACCTGAGGCTCTGGCGCACCCTGTTCGAACTCCGCCTCGCCGAAGGCACCGCCCTCCCCGCCTGGGCCGCCGACGACCAGCTCCGCCTCTTCCGCCACGTCGCCGAACCCCTCACCCTCCTCGTCCCCCAAATGGATGAACCCCAACAAACCCTAGCCGCCCGCACCCTCTTCGCCGCCGTCCACGGCATCGTCACCCTGGGCCTGGAAGAGCGCCTGGTCGCGGTCCCGCTGACGGCGCTCGAAGCGCAGATCGAATGGCTGGTCAGGGCGGCGTGCCGTGGGCTGGGGGCGTGAGAGGAGCCTGATACCAACGGCTCGCGTTCTCGTCCCGAGATCCACCTTGCATTCGCACGAATGCAAGCAGCCTAAAGCGCAGGATGGCAGATTATATATTATAAACAAATATTTAGCCGTCATCCTGCGCGAAGGCGCAGGACCTCAGGCAGAACGAAACTCCCGGCCGATATAGGGCGCCCAATCGGCAACGGAAGTCGGCAGGATACGGGCCTGCCTTATCGGACTCACCGCATAATTCCGAATTATGCGCCATTTCCGATATTGCGCATTTATCGTCTTTAGCTCATAATCCTCCTATGTCTGACCTCGCCCGCACCCCCGCCCAGATCGGCAACGGCGTCCGCCGCGCCCGCAAGGCGCTCGGCTGGAGTCAGGCCGAGCTCGGCAATCGCGCCGGCCTCCGGCAGGAGACCATCTCGCTGATCGAGACGGGCAATCCGGCCGCGCGTATCGACACCATCCTCGCCGTCATCGCCGCGCTCGATCTCGAGTTCCGTCTCGCCCCGCGCAGCAAGGGCACGGCCGCCTCGATCGAGGACGCCTTCTGATGGCGCGCCGCAAGGCCCATGAGCCACTCAGAGTTCTCCTCAACAACCGGCTGGTCGGCCAGCTCGCCAAGGATGCCGGCGGTGCCGTCAGCTTCCGCTACGATGTAAGCTGGCTCGAATGGGACAACGCACTTCCCGTGTCGTTGTCGCTGCCGCTGCGCGAGGACGCCTATCGCGGCGCGCCCGTCACCGCGGTGTTCGACAACCTGCTGCCCGATGTCGACGCCCTGCGTCGCCGCGTGGCCGAGCGGGTCGGCGCCGACGGCATCGATGCCTTCAGCCTGTTGTCGGTGATCGGCCGCGACTGCGTCGGCGCGCTGCAGTTCGTACCCGACACCATCGACGTGCCCGCCGCCGGTCTCATCGAGGGCGAGCCGCTCGACGACGATGCCATCGGCCACCTCCTCGGCAATCTGGCCCAGGCGCCGCTCGGCCTCACGCGCGACGATCCCTTCCGCATTTCCGTGGCTGGCGCCCAGGAGAAGACCGCCCTCCTCCGCCACGAGGGCCGCTGGCTGAAGCCGCTCGGCACCACGCCCACCACCCACATCCTGAAGCCGCGCATCGGCCGCCTGTCCGGCGGCATCGATCTCACGCACAGCGTCGAAAACGAGTTCTATTGCCTGAAGCTCGCCGCCGCCTTCGGCCTGCCGGCGGCCCGCGCCGATATGGCCGATTTCGGCGGCGTGGCGGCGCTGGTGATCGAGCGCTTCGACCGCCTCTCGGCGCGCGACGGCCGCCTCCTTCGCCTGCCACAGGAAGATTGCTGCCAGGCCCTCTCTGTCCCTCCGACCCGCAAGTATCAGGCCGACGGCGGCCCGACTCTCGTCGACGTGCTCAACCTCCTCGGCGGCAGCGACACGCCCACCGAAGACCGACTGACCGTCTTCAAGGCGCAAATCTTCTTCTGGCTGATCGGCGCCACCGACGGCCACGCCAAGAATGTCTCGATCTTCCTCAGCCCCGGCGGCGGCTACCGCCTGACGCCGCTCTACGACATCCTCACCGCCGAACCGAGCCTCGCAGCCCGCGAGATCGAGCTGAAGCAAATGAAGCTGGCGCTGTCGGTCGGGCGGCGCAACCACTATCGCGTGGCCGACATCCAGGCCCGGCATTTCCTGCAAACCGGCGAAGCGGCCGGCCTGTCGGCCGCGACGGTTCGCGAGGCACTGGAGGAAATGCGCGCCGCCACCGAACCCGCCTTCGAGACGGTGGAGAGGGCCCTACCTCCGGGCTTCCCGGAGGCGATCCACACGACGGTGAAAAGCGCGGCCCTGAAGCGATCGGAGCGCCTCGCGGTGTCTGGGTGAGATCCTACACCTTGAACACGTTGTCCCGGTGCCATTTCAGGAAATGCGGGCTGGGCCGGTCCGACGGGCGTGGCGGAACGATGGTGTGGCCGGTCGGGTTGATCAGGCCGCGCGCGCTGTCGGGATCGTTGACGTGCCGCGACACCAGGATCGCGAAATCGTCGTCGAGGCTGATCAGGCCGCGATCGAACATCCAGTGCGCCGTTCCGGACAGTGCCAGGCCATTGCTGACGATATCCGGCCCGCTGGCTTCGACGGGGCGGATATGCGCCGCATCCACTTCCGCCCGTCCGCCACCGTTGATCAGCCTCAGGCCGGTCACGGCGCAGCGCTTGTCATAGGCACGGAGCACCACGCGCCGGAACAACCGGTCTCGCACGATGCGCGAGCCGAGCTGCTCGACGCGCAGGCGCGGCTGCTCGAGGATGAAAGGCGCCTGCGGCCCGTCTTCAAAGCCGGCATTCGGCATCGGACCGATGCGCGGCAGCTCGGGCTGCGCCTCGTGGAAACCACGCGCCAGGATGCGGTCGAAATCGGCGGCACTGATCGGCCTCACCGCCGACTGGGCGCGGCCGGATATGCGCCCGTCCTCGTTGAGAACGCCGCGTTCGATCACCCCACCCTCGTCGGAGAACGGCACCGGAGTGACGAAATCGAGATAGCTGCCCGGCTCGATCTCGGCGACATACATGCCCGCCGCATCCGGAACGACGCGCGCCACGCGGGCGATTGCGAAGTAACCGCGCGTGTCGCGGATCTTGCGCGGCTCGTAATAGACGATCCAGTCGCCGACGCAGGCGCTGACGCGACCGAGATACTGCGCCGGGAACTGATAGCGCTCAGCTGGGCTGTCGTCATAGATCGAATCGAAGCGGTGAATGAACACGCCGAAAGACATGGCCGATTGGTAGCACGGCGCAGCAATCCGTGGATGTGGAAACGCACGCAGACGAAGCGAGGCGGGCGCCCGATATCACCCGCCCAACTTCTCGTCCTGAGGTCCTGCGCCTGCGCGCAGGATGACGGAATTATATAATTGAAACATATATTTAGTTGCCACCCTGTGCTTCAGGCGCAGGACCTCAGGACGAGAAATCGCAGAGGCCCATATCAATCTCCCCCGCCGTATTCACCCTGATGCAAAAGAAAGTTGCATCCCGTTGCCGCCTCGCCCTCTCCGCGACATAGTCGGGCGAGCGGATTCGGCTGGGAGGATATCCGTCGTGCGAGCGTGCCTTAGGAAGACCATCGGCATCACTGCCCTTCTTCTCGTCATGGCGGGCTGCAACACGACGCCACTGCCACCGCCGGCCAGCGAGGCGGAGCAGTCGGCCGGCGTCAATCGCTTCGTCAACTGCCTCTACAGGAACGTCGCGAAGGTGGACGACCGGGTTTCCGATGCCGGAACGATCGCCACGGTACTGCTCCAGGGCCCGTGCGCGGCGGCGAACGCCGCCTCTCTGGAAGCCTACACGCGCGGCATGAGCGAGCGGGAGCGCATCATTTTCGAGAGCAACGTCACCGCGCCGTTCCAGGCGGCGCTCGACGTGGTAACCAACCACCGGAAAGGCAAGAAGGCGCCACCCCGCAAACCGGCCGAGGCGCCCAGCCGGCGAATGCAATAGGGAAGGACGGCAGGGGGCGGGACGACGAGCACGGATCAGCGTGGATAATCGTAGACGCCGTACATCGTTTTTCCGCCATTATATGCGGCTGTCTTCGTGATCGGGCTCGAACTCACCTTCGGATTCATCTTCACCGCGTTCGAATACGCGCTACCGAAGCTCGACGCCATCGACCCGAACGCGCCCAATATCCCCGCCGTGCGGCTGTTCTTGGCTTCCATGTCGTAGAGCGCCGCCTGGTTGCGGTAGCTGACCGCCTGATTGCGCACGTCGTCGTACTGTCGGTATGTGCTGACCCTGATCGTCAGGTCGTCGATGGCGCCCTGCATGGCGGTGTCCACCATCCGGTCGAGCGGCGTTCCGAAGGTCGTGTCGACGCCACTGGCGGCCATGGCCGCCTGCTGCTTGCCAATCAGCTGCTGCGTCATGGCCTTCTGTTTCTGCTCCTCGCGCATGCCGGCTTCCAGCACGTTCTTGGCCTGCCGCTCGGCCAGCATAGCGTTGTTGCGCTGCACCTCGGCGTTATAGCGGGCAGCTTTCGACTGGGCGTTGGCGCTGGAAATCTGGCCGGCGCCGCTCAACAGCCCGCCGCCGACCATCAAGGCGGTTCCCAAATCACACATCGCGGCGCTTCCTCATCTCGAACAGAACGAAGGGGTGGCCGTGGACGTCGATCTCGGTGAGAAACGTGGCGCCCAGCCATTTGAGCCAGCGTAGCGACGCGGCGTTTTCGCGGTCCACGGCGTTGCGCAGCACCTCGTGGCGGGTGAACAGGGCGGGCAGCCCTTCGGCCGTCGCCCTCAGGAACCAGCGCCAGTTGCGCGTGATGGCATCCGTTCCCAAGAGCCACACGCCGCCGATGCCGGCGAGCACGTTGAGATCGCCAACGCCGTACATGATCTCCGGCCGGCCATCCATCAGCACGGTGAAGGCGGTGGATTGCCGCATCGACCGGCGGAGCGCCGTGACCGGCCCCACCCGGCCGGCCCGCCACACCTCGGTGACGTCGGCCACCCGCATGCGCCTCGCGATCGACCGGCAGTGCTTGCCGCGCGCCGGCACGATCTGGATGTCCGGACCATGCCGGACGAACTCACGTTCGCCGACACGCTCCGGTCCTTTGTTTTCACGCAACTCCGGACGCAAAACCGGTTCCCACTTTTGCTGGAGTTGCTGCGCTTCCCCGCTCTCACGCAACTCCGGACGCAAAACCGGTTCCCACTTTTGCTGGAGTTGCTTTGGTTCACCGGCCAAGCGTCACCTCCGGCATGATCGAGAGGATCGACATGGGCAGCGGGTCGAACTGCTTGACGAACATGCCGGCGGCCCGGTTCCAGCTGGCCGGCGGCACCATGTCGATGTCGCCGGTGTAAAGGCCGATCGCCTCGTTCCACGCCTCGGTGGAGCGCTGCTTGAACTCGACGGTGCGCTCGCCGTCGCGCGCCTCGTCGCGCGGGCCGATGAAGATGCCGCGCGTCTTTTCGACCCGCAGCACCACCCGCGACACCGACTTGAAGCGCCCCTGCACGCTGCCGATGTCCTGGACCATGCCGAGGTCGAGATCCAGCGTCTGCAGCACCGCCGCGTAAGGCAGGCCGACGTGCACCTTGGCGGCCGCCACCGGCAGGCTCACGGCGCCGTTTTCCACCGTCAGGCCGCGCACCACGTTGCCGTCGGACAGCGCCACCACCTCGCAGCCCTCGAGATGGGTGAGGCCGATCAGCCGCGTCACCGGCGGCCCGGAATAGGTGAGGCCGCAGTCGACGAAGAAGGCATCCTCCACCCGGTCGAAGGCCCTGGTATGCAGCCGCTCGATGTAGCGCTTCGCCACGCCGTCGATGGTGCGTTTCACCACGAAATAGGGCACGTCCTCGCCGTTCTCGGCGATGGTGGTCACGTCCTCGAACACCGCGCCGGCGCCGCTCTCGTGCCGCGTCCAGGCCCACACCTCGTGTTCCTTCATGTAGGTGAGCGACACCAGCGAGCCGTCGTCCAGCACCACCCACACGATGGAGCTCGGCGCCTGCGCATAGGCCCAGGCCTTGATCGAGCGGTTCTCGAACAGGTGGCGGCTCATGATGGTCAGGTCCTTGCCCACCCAGGCGTCGTCGCCATAGCTGTAGGAAAAGTCGCGGATCACCCCGCCCGAGCGCTGGGCGAACAGCACCGTCTCGCCCACGTTGATCGGCTGCACCGGCGCCGCGCCGCGATAGCCCTGGTTGGCGATGACGATGGCGCTGGGCGTGATGGCGTCCGACGCCGAGCCGCCCGTCACCACCCATTCGGCCGACGAGGTGAGGAGCAAGAGGCCATAGCGCGCCGCCAGCATGGACCGCACGATGTTCACCTGCCGCGCCCGCATGCGGAAGGTGATGGCGTCGCTGTCCTTTGCCGGCGAGGCGTAGCCGAAGTTCTCGTAGTTGGCGGTCTGGGAGAGGTAGACCGCCTGCGGCTCGCTGTCGGTGGAGGCCAGCGCCAGCCGCTGCTGGATGAAGGTGACGGCACGCGGGTAGTTGCCCGGCCCGTCGAACGGGTTGCGGCCGATCTGCGGCCCGTCGGCCGTGTCGGCGGTGATGTTCTCGTCGTCGAGCAAGAGGTCGGTGGTCGAGCCGATGTAGCCGAACGAGCCGTTGGAGAACTTGTAGACCACGTACTTGGATGCGCCGGTCACCGCGCTCCAGGTCACCCGGTTGATGCCGCCGTCGACGGAAAGGTCGTTGACGCAGGATGCCTCGCCCGACGGCAGGCTCTCCTCGCCGGAGGCCTCGCTCACCGCCGCCACCTTGTAGCGATAGGTGCGCGCCTTGTAGCCGGTCTGGCCGGAGGTGCTGCTCTGCGCCGCCGCGGCGATGGTGGTGGGCGCCGTCATGGCCGGCGCGAAGGTCGGCTCCGTCAGCGTCCAGTTGTTGTCGGCATAGCGCGACAGCTTCTTCACCGGGTGGCGCGGGTGAACGATGTACATCACGTCCGCTTCCTGGGCGAACACCAGTTCGTCGAGGTCAGCGGAAGCGTAGGGCGAGGCCAGCTCGTAGATGCCGCCGCCCGGGGCGATGATCAGACCGCCATTGCGCCAGAAGCGCAGCGAGCCCTCGCCGAACTCGATCACGTAGGACTGGCTCTCGTTGAACTGGAAGGGGATCAGCCGCGTCCGGTGGCCGCTCGCCTTCACCTCGCCCACGAACTCCAGGCCGGCGCGGTTGTTCGCCCCGCCATGCGCCTGGATGGTCAGGTTCAGCGCCGTCTTCAGGCCGACGGCATAGTTCTTGGTGTCGACCCGCGCCCAGAGGGCGGGCGACAGCTCGCCGCCGACGAAGGCAGGCTGATAGGCCCTGAGCGTCATGCCCCGCGCGCCCTTTCGTAGTCGGAAACGAAGCTCGTCTCGGCCGGCTCGTCGTTGGCGTCGGCGGCGCCGGCCGCCGCCTGCGTCTGCAAGGCCATCTGGAAGGCGGCCTGCCGCTGGCCGGCGTCGCGCGTCAGCGGCATGGCGAGGCGCGCCGCGAGGTGCCAGGACAGCGCCTCCACGAACAGCGGCGGAAACTTCGAGGCGTCGTCGACCCGGCGGATGTAGTGGAGCACGGCCGGCGCCACGTCGGCATGGAGCCGGTCGCCGGAAAGTTCATAAGGATACGAGCCCTCGGCCGACAGCGGCCCGTCGGAGGGCCGCAGCGCCCGCACCCGCATCAGGTCCACCGGCAGCGCATAGGCATGCGCCCAGCGACCGAGGCTGCCCGCCCCGGCCGCCGTGCCGGTCACCTCGGCCAATACCGTCGCATGGCGGGCGAACCGCCAGGGGGGACCGGCCGCCAGCAGCGCGTCCAGCGTCTGCCCATAAAAGCGATTGCACGCCCGCGCCTCGCTGCTCGCCTCGGAAAGCGCGTCGATCTTGTCGGCGCCGAGATGGCCAAGGGCCAGATTGCAAATGGAAACCGTCGATGCCAT